ACCGCATTAGTAACACGATCATGGTCCCATAATGGCATAACATGCCGAGAAATGGTCTGCATCATCGTGTACTGATAACGTAAAGCATCCAAACTAATGTGAGCATCAAAACGGCTAAAGTCTGATGTGTATGCTACCATATCTGGCAACGCAAATACGCCATCAAACCATTTACCCAACTCCACATTAGTACAGCCACATGAGTATGTAATATCTGAATCAATCGTGCAATGACCCTTGAGCGCATCACTGATGCCCAAGCAATAGGGGCCAAAGTACGACTGATACTCATGTGACCGTATCGATATAACACGTGGATCAAAAGGTTCAACATTACTGACCGTAGCCGGATCGTTCACACCCCAATGCAACCGCACATCCTCAGCCTTGATGAGTTTCTCCAACTTTAGCATAGGCGTGACCATGTCACTAACCCTACTAATCTCAACATCCTCCAAGCCGAAGTGCAGTTTTTGCTTGCTAAGCGGGAAACGGTGTAACCACACAGAGTATGGAACCCGACAATGGGTAACGTTAGCAAGTTTTGGGGCAACGATTGATGTAATGGTTTTCCATACACCAGGTGCCGGTTTCGGGACTTCCATGACAACTCGATTGCGTACGGCGACTTCAATATTATGGCTACAACGTCTTGGGACAACCGGTCCTGCAAACGGCGTGTAGAATGCATAACAATGCAGTCGTACTCGAGGCACACACTCACTATGGCCAACCTTAACTGTAGCACCTCTCCGAACAGGTTTTAAAGCCCGCCCTTCAACACAGTAATCTGTTAAAGTTGGTACAATAAAGTTGTTAGTCAGATGCAAAGCCACATTGGCAGCGTAGTTACTCATCAGATGACAAGCAGCAAACCCATAATTGCCATGGACGCAATCCAAACAGCAATTAACAATGCGACCCGCTGGATTTGCATCCAGCAAAACCTCCAATAACAACCCAGCACGGCCTAAATAGTTTGTAGCCCAAGCTCCTTTATGTTGCAAACCGAGATTATAAAGGAACGACGCAAGTGCTACAGTATTTAGATGTGAAATTGGTCGCCGGAAAACGTGCGACATAGCAGTCGTAGCAATCCATCCAATGGCGCCACAAGCTGCCAGCCGCATATAATCAATGGACTTCAACCAATCCACAAACCGCTCATAATAAGTGATGGGCGTAAACAATTTAGATAGAACGACATTACTGCGCAAAGCAACCGGGGCATTTTCACGAATACCCTCAAGTACCCTCATGTGCGTAGAATCTGGTTGCGCCGTAGACATAACGGCACGCAGATACAAATCAACAGTGCCGTCAGGAACGCGATCACGCAACGCATTATAAGCAACACGAGCTGCTGCAGTAAAAGCTACAATGTCCCACTGTCCATAAGAATACAATGATAACACCTTACCCACGACACTCCTGATGATATCCGGGCGAAGTGGCATTGCCACATCTAACGCCCGCATGACAACAGTGCGTTCAACGCGAGAAAAGAGAATAATATGGCTATGGCCCACTTGGCGTATCGACTTCCAGACAATACGAACTTGTCCGTCATCAAAACCACCCGGTTTGAGCCACGCTGTATCTTTATGGTAGTAGGGGTGTGCGTTGCCAGCACATTGCATAGTTATAAACCCATCACGCCGTGACCAGGTGGCTTCGACAGTGCGCGTCTTATCATCTGGGTAAAACACACCATCAGGGCCATCCGGGAAAACATGCATTATAGCTAAGCCTATGCCACTAGTAGTTGCCTTAGATAGTGTAACTATACTATCTAGGTCTAGGTAATATAAACTATGGCATGCGAACCAATAGTCCATGTCACCACAATTAGCAACGCAACCACATGCATCGTACCGACAATCGCCAACCCTATCAATGTCGGTGGAATCAATTACAGGGCAATTAGCATGCAGCGTGAAACCATCGCAAGTGTTAAGCTCACGACGTTGACCGCCTACGATACGTACTGTACCTGGCTTTTGATTCTCAACTAACCAGCGAGCCACCACCCTACGACAAATCAAACGATCTAAAGCCAAACAAGCGTGCAAATTAATGCCTGGGTGTTTGGGGCGGAACTCGATGGAATATCCCAAAAACGATGCATGTTCTTCTAAACGTTCAGTCTGAACATGATCAAATGTTATAGTTTCAAAATGTGAAACTATGCCACCGCTCGCAGCGGTGGTTGTGGCCTCTTGGCCACTGCGTGTATCCACACGCGGCGCGTCACCACGCACCCTTCGTTCGCGGGTCACGCTAGCGCCACTAGCGTTACTACCGCGACGGCCCGTGCCTACAGCACGAGGTGCACGGCCC